ACTTCATGCCCTCCTCTAAAACTGCGACCTTGTGGGCGTTTCTTCCGCCATAGGCTCTTTGCCATGCATCACGCACACGTTCCGGATTTTTGATTACCCCGGGGTGTTCTAACACGCCACTTGGTGAAGCACCATTTCCAAAAAACGATGCTCCATATTCTTCGCAGGCAATAGAAATGCCGATCGCATTTTTTGCAAGTGCAATCGGCGAATATCCAACCAGACCATCAAATCCTAAACCTGGAATGTGCAGGACTTCATCAGCATAAAGAATGATGTCACCCTGTTCTTTCAAATTCGGATTGGCCTCATCATAACGGCTATAAATATATATCAAGCGGTTTTTTTCATCACGATCAACTTTCATCTTATCCGGCATCAGAGGATACAATCCTAAAACATCACCTCTGCCGTTTCGGATAATCTGTGCATAGGCATTGCCATAAATCAGCAGATGGGACATCAAGGTTTCTCTGAAAACAAAAGAAGTCATTTCTGGATTTGGCTGATCGTGGAGTAAAAAGTAAAGCGGATGCTGTGGCACTCGCTCTTTTCCGCTATCGTTGTATTTGTACAAATGCAGTGGCAGCTGGGCAATTGCTTCTGACAGCACACGCACACAGGCATACACCGCAATATGCTGCAGGGCGGTTCTGTCGGTAACTCTTTTTCCAGCATTGCTTCTGCCGAAAAAATATGTGTATGACGAGCTGTCATAACTATTTTGTGGCTTATCTCTGGACTTGAAAAGTCCACTGAAAATTCCCATGTGCATCAGCTCCTTTCGGTTGACTTTTTCTCTGGGCGTATGTTATAATATAGAAAAGCGGAGGATGTCAGCTATATAACTATATTTAAAGAAAAGAGGTTGCTTACGATGTTAGTTCAGAGAATCGAAGATTTTATACAAAATAATGATTCTATTTTCCCACTTACTGTAGCATATAAAAATGGAAGCCGCTTTTATTCTGACTTTATTGCCATGATTAAAACTTTTGAAGCTAATCTTTTTGAAAAAGAGCAGGATAATATTTACAATAAAATAGCAACAGCATATTCGATAAACGATGTTCAAGTATACCTTCAATGTAACTGTGAGTTAATGGTCTTATATTATATTTTGAGAAAGTTTAATACTGGCTTTAAATATGAACCTAAATATAACGGAAATTATAATCCAGAATGCTCATTTGAACATAAAGGCGTTGTTGTAAATATTGAAGTCAAAACTCCAAACTATAGCAAAAGAATAGCGCAAGAAAACAGCAATTCGCTAAAGTTTTTTGCTGCTGAAAGAATTCCAGATAAACAAGCAGTTATTGAAGAACTTTCTGGAATGATAAACCTTGATGATACAGATTATGAAGGCGTTGAAGAACTATCCAGATTGGATAACAAATTAAAAGATTATTTAGAACACTCACAAAAAAAGTTTCCAAACGGCGATGACTATTTTAATATTCTCGTCATTGTCTTACAAACTATCTCTGACCTTGACGAATGGTATTCTTATATTTTTGGGGAAAAAGGAGCTTTTACAGAGTCAAGTTTTATAGAATCAAATTATGAAAATGTGGATTCTATTTTACTGTGTTCTCCAATTAACGGAATCATAGGTGGAGAAAAATACTACAATACAAATGTTTGGTATTTGGAAAAATCTCTGAGTATACTATTATTTGATGATCGGAAGACCAAAACAAATAAAGTAAAATTACAATACTATGCTAATAATGCGATTTACTTTTTCGGTGCATATTCACGTTCATTCTTTGATTTTACACGAATGCTAAGTGAGTACACTCCAGATAGTCTTACAAAAGAAGAGTATGCGATCTATAAACAGATTGATTTAGCTATCATTTCTGAATACTATAAGTATCTTCAAAATAAAAACAAAGAAAACTGACACTATCAGTTAAAGTACCAGCATCTCCCTGCTGTCATAAATGCTGTCGCCGGAGTCGTTTCCACAGCGAATTGCACGGTCAAGAGCCATAATCATGGCAACCGCACCGTCGATATTCTCTGTGGATTTTTCTTTGTCCGGCTTGATGTTTCCGGCAGGATCACGGCGAATGAAGATGTTGTCCATCATCCACCTTAAAACCGGATGCCCGTTGTGGGCAAGTGTCTGTTCCAAGGTCAGCTTCATCAGTTCTTTGGTCGGTGGTGACATATCTTTATATCCTTGTCCGAACTGCACCATCGTAAAACCCAACCCCTCAAGATTCTGCGACATCTGCACACAACCCCATCTATCAAAAGCTATCTCTTTGATGTGGAATTTCTGCCCCAGTTCATCAATGAAGTTTTCGATAAAACCATAATGGACAACATTTCCTTCAGTGGTTTTCAAGTAGCCTTGCCGTTCCCATATATCGTAGGGAACGTGGTCACGTCTTACTCTGAGTGGCAGTGTTTCTTCCGGCAGCCAGAAGTAAGGAAGAACATAATAATGTTCATCATCTTCAGTAGGTGGAAAGACAAGCACGAAAGCTGTAATATCCGTTGTACTGGAAAGGTCAAGCCCACCGTAGCAGATACGACCTGCAAGCATCTCTTCATCAAAAGAAACCTTGCATTTGTCCCACTTCTCCATCGGCATCCAACGTACTGCCTGTTTTACCCACTGATTCAAACGCAGTTGTCGAAAAGCATTTTCTTCACCGGGAGTTTCCTTTGCAGAATTACACGCAGCCACCACCTTATCCATGCCGATGGTCTTATCCAGACTTGGATTTGCCTTTTTCCAAACCTTCGGGTCAGTCCAATCTTCCGATTCATCTGCACCATAAATAACCGGATAGAAAGTCGGATCATGCTTTCTGCCCTCCAGAATGTCCTTTGCCTTTTGGTGAACTTCATAGCAGATTGAATTTGTGTCAGTTCCGGCGGTGGTAATCAGGAAATACAAAGGCTGCATTCTGGCATCGCCGGAACCTTTGGTCATAACATCGAACAGCTTTCTGTTCGGCTGCGTATGCAGTTCATCAAACACAACCCCGTGAATGTTGAAACCATGTTTGCTATAGGCTTCAGCAGAAAGCACCTGATAGAAGCTGTTGGTCGGGATGTACACGATACGCTTTTGTGAGGTCAGAATTTTCACTCGCTTGGAAAGGGCAGGGCACATTCGCACCATATCCGCTGCTACGTCAAATACAATAGCAGCCTGTTGGCGGTCGGCAGCACAGCCATACACCTCCGCACGTTCTTCGCCGTCACCGCAAGTTAATAGCAGAGCAACGGCAGCAGCAAGTTCTGATTTGCCATTTTTCTTGGGAATCTCAATGTAAGCCGTGTTAAACTGACGATAGCCATTCGGTTTCAGAATGCCGAACAGGTCACGGATAATTTGTTCCTGCCAGTCCAGCAGTTCAAATTTCTTTCCTGCCCAGGTGCCTTTGGTGTGGCTGAGGCACTCGATAAAGGAAACAGCATAATCTGCCGCCTTTTTATTGTATTTAGAATCTTCTGCCATAAAGCGTGTCGGTCTGAATCTTGCCATTGCATCACCTCCCTCAACAAAAAAGACCTGCCAAAAAGCAAGTCTGCATCATTTATTTTTATGCCCCGGTGGGCTTTTTGTAATTGAGATTCTATTCCCATTGTAACCATATTACCATACAAAAGCAAGGATAGCAAGCGGCGAAACAGACAGAAAAAACGTAGAAATTTCGCCATTTTCTTGTGTAGGATACACCAATAGAAATTTTTCCGGTACGACCGCCAGAGCCTTTCGGCTCCGGCTTTTTTGTGTGGAATTTTGTTTGGTTTAGTTGTACTGCTTCAGCAGAATTGCAAGGGCGGTTTCAGTTTCCGCATCCGTCGGCGGTACATCCAAGCCACGGTCGAAGTTGAAAAACGTTTCAGCATTTCGCCGCAGTGTGATCTTGGAGGCTCTGCCTTCCTCGTAGCCGTAAATGGAAGGCTCCTCATAGTGTTTCACCCAGTAGTGAAATACGCTTGTTCCAACCCGAATCGTTCCTTCTGTCCACATTGTTTTTTCCTCCTGTTTTCGTTGTTTTTGCCTCTTGGCATGATGTATATTACCATACAATTTCAAGTATAGCAAGTCATATCGGAGAAATATACTGCACATACATAACAGCTGTATTTTGTGTACTATATTTCTTCGGTACGAGCCACACAGCCCCTTAGGTTAGGGACTGTGTGGAAAGTGCAGGGAAGTTTATCTTCCAGTCATGCACTCCCATTCAAATTCGCAGGCATTTTCGTATTCCTCATCAAAAAGGGCATCGTCATCGATGTAGTTTTCCTTGAAGTCGATTCTGTCAATGCCTTCAAAAATCGTTTCATTTTCTTCAGCATCCGCCTTTGCAAGGCTTTCTGCTTTTTCCTCAACCCATGCGGTGAACTCCTCGTTGTCCATCCTGTCCTCGTTTTCAATCTCCAGTTCGTATTCGTAGTCCGCATCGAACCAGGTGATGACCGCC